TGTATAAAAACAACAGTGTGATTAGTAATAGTTTTTTCATATTTTTATGCTCCGTGTAAAAGGTGTTTAGCTATTTTATGCGCTCCAGCATCGTCATACATTTCGTCTAGTAAACGAGCACCTGCTAACGCACTTTTCCGTGTGGTGTGAAAGGTAATGTACCGCTTACCTGCAAACCCATCAAAATAAACGCAATAAACATAGTTTTTTTTCATATTTCACAATCCTCTTTTGTAATGTCATAAAGTGCTAAAAGTTTCTTAACCTTTGCCAATGCTCTTTTTTCTATTTCCCATACTGCCTGATGGCTTATCCCCAAATCATTGGCGATTTCTTGATAGGTCGCACCTTCAGCGATTCGGCAAGCCTTACAAGTATAGTAAGCATCGCATTTGCAAGTTTTAGACGTCATTGTCGATAAACCCTTCATTATTTAAGGTGCAAAGGTCTTGCCAAAGGTGAAGCAATCCATTATTTGACAAACTCGATAAGAATTCCATTCGTTTATCTAGGTTCGGTTTAGCTTCCCAGTTCATCATCGAAATGATATCTTCCGTCAGGAATTCCCTAGCTGTTATCTCGTTATTTTCCATTGTTAATCACCTGTTGTGTAAGTTCTATATGCCAATCGTTGCAATCCCGCATCATATAGTCGGCAGCGCCTGACAATGCTATCTCTTCCGCCTCTTCTAAGCTATCAGCCTCGACAAAGCACTCGAAATATTGTAAATAACTGCCTTTGACATGGTATTTTTTCATAATTCCTCCGTTAGTTCTGCTAAGAATAGTTCTGCTTCTTCTAGTGTGTGAAACCCATCATAAGAAAATGATTCATCAATACGAACAACCCAGCCCAACAGTTCCGATTGTTCGTCAGTATCGAAGTATATTTGCGGATAAGTAATCATAATTCCTCAACATAGCAGAAAGTTTTAAAAGTATCAGCGAACTGGTGAGCCTCTGATTCGTACTTAAACCGCCCTAGAATCTTACCTTCTAAGTCTATAACGATAAACATATTAAAGCCCTCCAGTAGATAAGACATAAACAACCAACGGCAATGCGAAGCACAATAGACCTAATAAACAACCCTGTAAAAATTTAATCATTATTGCACCTCGAAAGTGATTGAGTCGCCAACAAACGGCAAAGTCTGACCATTAACAGAAACAAACCATTCATAATTCTTTTGATAGACACCAAACTTAGAGCCTACAAAATTATTGCTAAATTGATTCATGCGGGTTTTTGTGGTGTTTGATTTCCAGCCGCCAGTTTTAAGCGTTATAACATTGCCTAACTGTTGCGCCACTGGTGTTCCACGATAGAAGCCGACTAGTGCGCCGTCTCTGTCTCTTACTGTTGTTGTCTCTACTCCACGAAAGTATTGAGTTTGTGCCATGTTGTGATTCTCCTGTATAGATACTGCGTTAAGGTTTACTACTGTTTAACTACTATGAACACAGTTTATGAGTATTTCAAGCAGTTGTATATTAGGACTTACCCTGAGTTGCAAATAAACAACAGCGACAAAATTTATACCCAATAATCACAGTCTTATCTTAAATGTCTATCTTGTCTATAAGTGAATACCCTACTGTGGTATAAATACAACAGTGTCCTTATGTTAGTAGTCTGAAAGACTGACTATGTTAGTAGCCCTTAACATAGACTGGCTTCGCCACCCCTAACTAACCCCCTATAATATCCCCCTGTATAGTGTGGTATAGAAACAACAGTAGGCTGAGTCTGTAAAGTGTCTGAGTAGGTGCAACATAGCTTCATACATCGCCGCCACAGACCAACACAGAACTATAAAGTGTTGTATAGAAACAACATAGGGGGGGAGGGGATGTGCTGTGCCTTGTGTAGAATATTGATGGAGCCTCTACCGCTTACAAAATAGTAAAAAAGGGACATAGTCAACATTGACCTAAATAGTTAATAATAAAGGAACTTCTCAATAAAGTTTCATAATGTGATAAGGACACAATCTGCACACCGTAGGGACTAGGTCGTACTGCACTGCGGAGACAACTCAGCCTATGGAGTCCCGCACAGGAACTGGACTGTAGAGATGTTGTAAATAAACAACACTATTTAGTACTTAGCTATTGACTTTTGCTTAAAAGTATGATATTGTTCCACTATAAAGAACGATAACGCTAAGGCACTATAAACCGATAGGATGTATCAGAGATTAATCTCATATAGAAATTAATCATATAGAAACCCTATCTATATAGAAGCAACGTTCTACAAATTTTGTCTCCCTGTAAGGATAAAGACTTTGAGTAATGATGTCCCTTTTGTCGCTAAGACAAACGATGTTGTCGAAGACAACACGGTAGTTGAAAAAAAGAAACCGAAGCTAGGTCGTCCTAAGAAGGCAACGATTCTGGCTAAGAAAAAAGGACATAGGGAAACTCGAGGTCGTCCTGCAGGAGATGCTGCCCGCATAGCTGAGTTCAAGGCTCGTCTGTTAGGCACTAGCGGTGAGAAGATTATTAACACTCTAATCTCTAAAGCGTTAGACCCTGACGATAAGGACCAAGCAGCGTGTTTAAAGATGTGTGTCGATAGGGTTCTACCGTTATCAATGTTTGATGCGTCTAAGAACTCTACCGGTACACCGAGCATTAGCATCAATATCACTGGTTTAACCGGTGCTGTCGAAAGTACACCGGTGATTGAGATGTCTGATTCACAAGATGTAGAGTTTAAAGAGATTCCAGATGGAACTTAACTTTGAACTACTGAAGTGGCAGCAAGAGGTCTTTAAGGACCCTACTCGATTTAAAGTAGTTGCTGCTGGTCGTCGTTGTGGTAAGTCTAGGCTTGCTACGATGATGCTCATTATTAAGGCATTAGAAGCCCCTGAAGGCTCTGCTGTATTGTATGTTAGTCCCACGCTGGGACAGTCCAGACAGATTATCTGGGACAGTCTGCTAGAGTTGGGTAGACCAGTGATTAAATCAGCACACATCAATAACCTTGATGTCACTCTGATTAATGGTCGTAAGATTCATATCAGAGGTGCAGATAACCCTGATACGCTTCGTGGCTTGAGTGTGTACTTTTGTGTAATGGACGAGTGTGCCTTTATGAAAGAGGACACTTGGCAGAAGATTGTTCGTGCATCGTTATCCGACAAGAAGGGTGATGCCATGTTCATCTCTACCCCTGCTGGTCGTAACTGGTTCTACGACATCTATAAGACAGGAATTGATGGCGATGATGAAGAGTGGAAAGCGTGGCACTTTACTACGAAAGATAATGAGACAATCGACCCGAAAGAGGTTGATGCTGCAAAGAAAACGCTATCGTCCTTTGCGTTTAAACAAGAGTACGAAGCATCGTTTGATAACGCTGGACAAGAGATTTTTAAACAGGATTGGGTTAAGTATGGCGAAGCTCCGCAATATGGCGATTATATTATTGCTATCGACTTGGCTGGTTTTGAAGAGGTTGCCAAAAACACAGGTTCTTCCAAAAAGCGATTGGACGAAACAGCGATTGCAGTAGCGAAGATTGGTCCTGAAGGTGATTGGTTCGTTGAGAAGATTATCCACGGACGTTGGGACATTAAAGAGACTGCAGCGAAGATTCTAAGAACTGTAGCTGAGTATCAGCCGATGGCTGTAGGTATTGAACGAGGAGCATTAAAGAACGCAGTGCATCCTTACTTAAATGATTTAATGCGTAAGAACAATGTGTACTTCCACATACAGGATTTAACGCATGGTAACAAGAAGAAAACGGAACGAGTGGCATGGGCGCTGCAAGGTCGATTCGAGCACGGTCGGATTACTCTCAATGAGGACGAAGACTGGGATGAATTTGTTGACCAACTCATGCAATTTCCAACCGCTAATGTGCATGATGACTTGGTTGATGCACTAGCCTACGTAGACCAGATGGCAGTATCTAATTATGCTCAAGACTACGATGAAGATGATTATGAAGTGATGGATGTTATAAGCGGATACTAAATGCCTAAACAAAGTATAGAATTAAATATTCCTAAAGAATTTAGCGGGGCTTCTTTAAACGAGACCGCTAAGGAACTATTGCAAAAAAGCAATGCTTATCGCCAGTTGTTTGGAGATGAGTTTGTGTCACAAGGATTTCAGCAATTAGGTCCTCAGTTTTTTACTTTGCTAGACGCTGAGCTTTCTCGCAATCCTAATATTATGGCTAACATCTCTGCCACATCAGGAATGTATAATCCGGATATTATGGCTCAAGAAGCTAAAATGCCGGGAATGGTTAATGCTCGTTTAGGGACAGAACTGGGTAATTTTAGAGCTGGGGCTTCTGTTCCGTTTGTACAAGGAATGGATACAACTTATCGCCGTATGCCAGCAACTTATGATGTTGGCTACAATACGGGGTTGTTTGGCGGGAATTTAGATTTAAGTGCTGGTGTCACACCAAAAGAAGGCTATATGCCGCAAACAATGTACAACGTAATGGCTAGATATACTAAAGAATTCTGATGACCTACCTAGTTTATTTTTTTTTAGTATTAATTTCTCTGCCGATTACTCTGCTGGGATTACTGCTTGCTCCTGTGCTACCGCTTTTTGCTGCTAACGAGTTTGGCTGGAGCGATAACCACAGTAAGTTAGATTTTGGTCCAAGACTACCTAACTGGTTGTTCTGGTTTATGACTCCAGATAACGACCTATACGGCGATGCAACATTCGTTGAGAAGAACGGTAAAAGCTATTGGTCGATGGTGAAGTGGCTTTGGAGAAATCCTGCTTATGCTTTTGCTCTGAAGTATCTACATAATCCTTTCTACACCACAGTTGCTGGTGACAAGACAATCAAAGATAACGACGGTGCTAAAGAAGGCTGGTGCTTTGTCACCGCTAACGGATTGTTCCAATTTCGCTATGTGAAACGTATATTTAATACCAACCGTTGTATCTTGGTTAATTTAGGTTGGAAC